CTTCTGCGTTCTTTTCATAACCTAAGAACGAATGTACACAATCTGTTGGAAATAACTCGTGTATTCCAAAGTCAAATTCTTCTGTAGTCATTAGGTCGTAAAATACTCCATCATAATAAATAGGAGGAGTTAATTCTTTACCATCTTTATCATAAGTTGCAGGTACTTCTACTATCTTACCAAGATACACGATAGCCTGTGTTCCATTTCTGTAAACATCTTGAGTAACTCCTTCTTCAGTTATTACTTCATAAGTACCTTTAGCAAGTAAGTCAGCATCTCCTTGTGCTTTTGTGTCGTATTGTAATTTATATATATTCATATTATGAAGTTAATGCTGCTAGTTGAGTATCTGTTAGTGCTGTATCGTAGACTTGTAGTTGTTTTACTTTACCGAAATATTCACTTCCTGCACCATCACCTTCATTAAATTGCATTTCAGTTAAAACTCCTGCTCCAAAAGATGTTGCATCGAAACTTGTAGCAACCTCAGTTCCATTAATCCATAAAGCAAAATCTCCTGCTTTCCATTTGTATGCTATCTTTAAAAAATTAGTGATAGTGTAGGAATTGTCATTTATATTCCCATTAGTTGCACCACTTACTTGTATAAATCCCTGAACTCTATTACTAGCATTGTCATATCTTAAGACTACTCTATTAGTGTTAGTGCCATCTGACAAACTTATTACCCTTCTTGTACTATCATCACTTAGAGCAGCCATTTCAACAAATAAAACTCCTTCAGGACTATTAATCAAACTACCTATACCATCTCTTGTGAAGATGTCTTGGTTTCTTGTTACTGTACTTCCTGATGTTGGTATGTATGATGTTGCGTAAGAGCCTTCTTCTATTTGCATTCCCCAATATTCTGTGTATTGAGATATATCCCCTGCATAAGTGCTTAAATCTTTTGGAGGAAGGTATAGTGACACCTCTCCTGTTGTATTTGCAGTAGCCGAAAAGCCAACTCTATACCAACCATTACCTGCATCCTCCATAAAATTACTGCCTGAAACAAAATCTGAACCACTTGCATTTGTACTTTCTGTTGAGAATGTAATATTTATTGATACTGAAATTCTACTTGACTGAGTGTAAACTTTTACTAAATCATAAGTGCCTTTTTTAATATAAAATGAAACAGTATATATAGTACCACCACTTACTACTGATGCTTCATAAGAAGTACTATAATGTTGAGAGTTGCTTGTTGTTTCATTTATTTTTAATCCACTTAAAGTACCATCAGGGCTAATAGTATTTGATAATGTAACATTTGTAGTTGCACTTAATTCCTCACTATACGTTATAAGATTAGTCCTCTGTGGCTCTGCTAATATATGTGGACAACCTCCTCCTGTGTAGTCTATACGAGGTACGTTGTTTCTTGTAACTTCTTTTACTGATACGTTGTTTATATTACCTGTAAAATTACTTGCTCCATATATATAGAGAAGAGTATTACCTGATGATATTGATATAGTTTCTGTATGAGTACCATTTACACTTTTTAGTGATGTACTTTGAGAGCCACCTAAATATATTTGAACACTACCTTGTGAATAATCTGATATTGTATAACTTACTTGAAAAGTTTTACCTACAAATGTATATCCTGATTGAGTTGTAGAAACTGCGTTTACGTTAGAAGCATTAAGATTTCCCTCACTTATAGTCCAACCTGTTCCTTTTGTCCAATCACTATCTGTTGCAAAATCTCCATTAGTAACTAATTCTGTATCTGAAACAATCTCAGCATAATTTACTAAACCATTCTCATCTACTCTTGTAGCAGCAGTTGCTCTAGTAACATCCATATCTGCATCTCCATTACTAGGAATAACTGCATACAATTCTCCTGCCTTATATCCATTAGGAGTTACTACAATACTTACATCATCTAATAAACTCATGCTATATTACTTAAAATTGTTAATTGTGCTTCTAAACAAGCCTTAGCCTCAAATACACCTCCATCAGCAACAACTCTTGTTTTAAAAGTATTAGTTTGCTTTTGTATAGGAGTTAGACCTCCTTTATTACTTGTTGGTAATGATATGCCTAAAGATAATTTCATTACGCATTTGTGTTACCATCATGCTCTCTGTACCCTATGCCAATACCACTCGTTAAAGTGATAGCAGTTGTTCGGAAAAACAAACTCGTTCCAGCGTTCATAGTTTGACCATTTAAAGCAGTAACATTAGTAGCATCTCCTGCTATTGTAGAAATTACTGACTCTACTGGAAAAAATATGCAATACCAGTCTTTACCTGTTTGTGCAGCAGTAGTAAAAACCTCAGTTCCACCACCCTTACCTAGCATCTCAAATAGTAATGTATTGTCTGTATCAAATGTACTCATTTTATTTTATTTTTAAATTGTTATTATTTTATTTTTATTCTGTAAAAAGTTTTATCAATGCACCTAAAGTTATAGCATAAATCATCCACATTGCTTTCACTAAAACCTTTCTCATTGCTGTGTTTCTATTCACTCTAGCAGCAACTCCTTTATCTGGATTCAACAACCTCTCTGTAATCATATCTAACTTACTGTCCAAATTATCCATCTTCTCATTTATTGAACCTATGTCTTTCTTCATTGATACTATTTCCTCTTTTGTTGTCATTAGAATGTTGTCGTTTGTACTGCTATATTCATATATATTGATGACTCACCAATCGCTTCCTTAATCATTGGGAAGATAATATCTCCTGCTGCTAATGCTGCTGTAGTTATAGTTGTTTCATTTATTCTAATTAAATTGGAATTATTACCAAGACCATCTACTGAAATCTCATCAATTACAATAGGAGTTACTGCTGTTGTAACACCCTCTACAGGTGTGATTTTACATATAGCAATAGTAACTGCATTAGAACCACTACTTGTAATCCAACCACTTATAGATGTAACACTAGCAGTTTCAGGTATAACGCACCCTTGACCAATTCTAAAGAAATTTGCAGGAGTTAAAGTTCCTGAAGATACTGTTCCTGTACCATAATCAACAGCCATTTCATAAGGAGAGTTAGTATCTGCTATATCCTCTCCATAGAAGTAATTTGTAGCACCTGTAACGAATCCTTGCATCTTATAATTAGTAACACCCATATAAGACTTATTCTTCCATTCTAAGTTACCATCAGTACCTGTTGCAGATGTTCCTCCACTTTTACTTAAAACAGTATCATTAATAGCAGTTTCAAACCCTTTTGGATTATGTCTATTTATACTACTTAAATTTTTATGTTCGTTTGCAGCCATTTATATATTTATTTTAACAATCATCACAAGGACAGTTATTCTTCCAACTATCATAATTTCTAGTAGGTCTTGAATATATACTATCATACATTATTATACCATGATTCTTATAAACATCATTACTACAAGGTTTATTAGATTCATAAGTTGGATAATCACCATTCTGGTCGCTATCATTCATATAATCTAGCATATCTTTTAAGTATATCTCAGCCTTTCTGTAAGTGTCCTGCTTGTAAGCGTTTAACTCAGAAGGGTCTATAATAGTAGCAAACTCATCAAGATTATGTACAATACCTGCACTACTACTATTACTCTGAACTTCATTAATTACCTCAAACCTAACAAACCAACACAAAGTTCTTGTTAAGAAATCATCCATTAAAGTTTGATTAGCAGTAGTTAAAGTACCATCATTATGTTGAGTTTTTAATTCCTCATAAAACTTCTTACCAATCGCCTCTTTTAAATGTGCTAACTCAGCAAGAAGTAATGTGCTGTTAGAAACTAAAGCAGTATCAGTATTAGCGTTAGTAAAACTATTACTTATAACTTCTGCTGCTGTTACTAAAGGTATATATTGATTTACATTTGCCATAGTTATTCTTTTTCAATTTCAGTTACTTGCATATCACCCACCTCATCATCACCTTTACCATCACCATCATCATCTCTAGTTACAATAATTTGCTCTCTATCAGTTAAGAACATATTACCCTCCTCTAGCATTGGTAAATCTTCATCTAACATTCTTCTTTGTTCGTTAATAGTAAGAACTTGTTTAGGGTCAATCTGAGTTGCAAAACTAATTGGTGGCTCATAGTGTATCACTAATTCTTCAGGTAAGAAACCTAACTCTTTATATAAAACTCCTCTAATACCATTTAACAATAAATCAGAAGTATCTTTAATTACAGTAGTCATTGCTAAATCATAAGCAATTCTAATCTCACTACCTGTATTGTTCATTTTCCCTGAACTAACTAAACCACTTAATGATGGTTGCCATCTATGAGCAGTTACAATGTTTTGGTCAGTTATTCTTTGTAAGTCTATCCAACTACCATCTTGGTCATCTTTGATAATCTGAACATTAGCACTTGAAGTATCTCCATTCTTAACAATGAACATAATCTTACCATTGTTTCCATCTCCAACAAACTTCTTTTGTGCTTCTCTTACTAATTTCTTTGCTTCTTCCTCACCCATATCTCCATTAATCTCAACGATTGCTGAAGGCTGAAATCCATTCTTGAATTTAGTGTGATTCCATTTACCAATTTCATAATCAACTGCAATATGCTCTAATGCAGCAATGTAATCAGGTAAACCATAGAATTGGAATGTAGGCTCGTAATCTTTAAATTGAAGTACAAATCTATTTCCACTCACTTCAGGATAAATAGGAATGATAGATAATTTATCTTTCATAGTATTGTACTTAGCCCAATCAGGATGTACATATACTTCTTTCTTGTTTTTAGACATTCTAACAGTAGTTGCATCTATGTGATATAGATTTAGTCCACCATCATATAATACGCCCTCTAAATAGGCATTTCCAAATGAATAGTAATCATCTGCTAATTTCTTAAAAACCTCTCTTAACGATTCTCCATCAGCATTTACATCTTTGATGTACTCTTTAACATCTTCATTATTCGTAACAAACTTAGCACCACTTGTAAAGATAGTCTTTTGTGCTAGTACACTTCTATGGGTAGAAGATTTACGCTTTAATTCTGCTAAATACTGAGGAAATAGATTGTTTGTACCAAAAGGAATAAACTTAGTTCTTACCTTTGCTAAATCTAAAGGCTCTTCAATATGTTCAGGAATTGCTAAATTAAAAACTCCAAATTCAAAAGTATTACTCTTTTGAGTCTGAAGATTCTTTACCTGACTTTTTCTTTTTGG